AGGACTACTCGTACCTATACCAACATTACCGCTCTGCGTTAGTGAAACTAGTCTAGTTCCTGCATTATCATACCACGCATGAGTTCTAGCCAAATAACGGAGTTCTTCTTGCGTTCCTCCTCCATTTCCGTTTTGTCTTACATAAATTAATCCATTTGCATCGTTTGGTGGTGTAAGGTCAGAACCTACTCTTTGAAACCCAATACCTCCTCCACTTATATCTAATTTTTGATTAATGCTAGTCGTACCTATACCAACATTGCCTGATGAATCGATACGCATGGTTTCATCTGTTGTAGTACCATCAAATTTTTGAAAAACTATAGTCCCGTCAACAGTATTGTTTCTTGCTAAAATTGCTGTTGTTCCTGCTGAATGGTAAAACTGACCATATTGATTAGTTCCATCAGAGTCTTGTATTTGTATTTTAGGAACAGAAGCAGATATGTGTAATTCTTCAGCAGGACTAGTAGTACCAATCCCAAGACTTTCAGCACTTGCATCCCAAAATAGTTTTGCAGTTGTGCCTGTATCTTCGTAGAAGGAGATGTCGCCTGTAGTTCCATTAATTTGAACTGCATTTGTACCATTTCGTCTGAATGTATGAAAACCATTAGCTGCATCATAAATAATTCCAGTGCTGAGAGACTGAAGCTGTAGATTTCCTGAATTACCTTCTAATTCACCTTCTGTAATTTGAATCTTATCAGCAACGACTGTACCTGTTACATCTATACCGCTTGAGGTTGTGGCTAGTTTTTCTGAGCCACCATAGTGTAAAGATACATCAGTTTCGCTCCCGTCTACTGTAATGTAAGTTGTAGTCCCGCCTAGTCCATCATCAGTTTGTAACAGTATGTCTTTGTCGTCAGACTGGTTACGGATGATTATATTTCCAGTGTCATTTAGCCAGTAACTATCAGTCCCATTATGGAACATCTTACTGTCATCATCAGTTCCCATAACAAAACGCGTTGCGGTGCTTGACCCATCACCAATAGAAACATCACCTGTTACATCTATACCTGTTGAGGTTGTGGTTAGCTTAATTGCACCTGCTCTGTACAAGGTGACACCAGTTGTTGAATTAAAACGGGCTGCACTGGTTGTGCCGTCTGTTGACTGAATATATAAATCATCATTTCTTAACAGCAAACTACCAGTTGCATTATAAATTCTACTATTAAAACCATCATGATAAATTTCTAAATCATCTGAATCACCAAAAGTAGCTTTATCATTATCACCTAAAGCAATACCACCATTGGCTGTGATTTCGCCTGTAACTGTTAAGGCTGAGAGCGTTCCAAGACTTGTAATATTAGGTTGAGCAGCAGTAGCTAGTGTACCTGTAATAGATGTATTAGCTGTAAGTGTTGTAAATGTACCGGCTACTGGAGTTGTACCACCGATGACAGCATTGTTAATGGTACCACCTGAAATGGTAGCTGTATTAACAGTAGGGCTTGTAAGTGTTTTGTTTGTTAAAGTTTGTGTACCGGTAAGTGTAGCAACTGTAGAGTCTATTGCAACTGTTAAAGTATTAGCAGCTCCACTAGTATCTATACCTGTTCCACCAGCAATAGTCAATGTCTCACTATCTAAGTCTATAGATAATGCTCCACCGGTATCGCCTTGAAAGTCTAAATCTTGTGCTGTAACTTGTGCATCAACATAAGTCTTAATAGCTTTTGCAGATGCTAACGTATCGTCAGAAGCTGATACGCTTGTGAGGTCTGTGTCAACAGATGTAACGCCTGTTGAAGTACCGATAACCAACGTATCTATGTTGGCTGTACCGTCTACATAAAGGTTTCTCCATTCTTTTGTAGAGGTTCCTAAGTCGTAAGTATCATCAACATCCGGTGTAATGTTTGAAGCAACGTCTGCTCCAATAGTGATGGTATCTGTATCGGCATCACCGAATGTTAAGTTTCCAGAGATGGTAGCGTTACCAGTAACAGTAAGATTGCCACCAACAGATAAATTATTTGTGGTTGTAACGTTACCAGTAAGTGTTGATGTACCTGTAACAGCTAGGGTAGAGCTAAGTGTAGTTGCTCCAGTAACTGCTAATGTGCTTGATAAAGTTGTAGCACCTGTTACGCCTAGTGTAGAACTTAATGTGGTTGCACCTGTAACGCCTAGTGTAGTTCCAATCGTTGCAGCTTCATCAACAGTCAATGTATCTATTTTAGCTATACCATCGAGGTAAAGATTCTTAAACTCTAGTGAGCTTGTACCTAAGTCGATGTCGTTATCTGTGACAGGAACGATAGCACCATCGGCAATGTACAACTGCTGGACAGGAGCAGAAGCTACTTCAATGTAAAATTCTATGTAGTTATTTGTAGTATCTATAAGGACTTTATTGTTTGGTGAAGTTTCTCCTGCATCACCAATTAATCCTATTACTGGACCTTCAGCGGTTGTACCGTCATGTTTATGACCGTTTGTATTGCTAAAAGCATTTACAAGTTGGTTGTATTCATCGTTAAATAAAGCTGCGGTAATGGTATCGCCATCAACGAATGAACTTTGTCTAATATATCCTGCCATTTAATTATCTCCTACCTGAAGGTATGTAATCTATGTATAAACCGTTTATAATGTATGGTGCCCTATTATCGTTACTTATAAAAGTAAAGTTATTACTTGTCCCACTTCCTTGTAATGGTATCCTTACCATCGGAGCAGCTGCTGCACCAAATACATTTGTTCCAAATACAGCACTACCAAACAGCGATGAAGGATTAACCGTTCCTAACGAATAATTACTCGTTGGTTGTGGTATAGTACTGCTGTTGTATTCAAACCTTACTTGAACTTCTGGTGTTACCAAACCTTCTGCTGCTAACGACACTTTCAAATAGTGTAAAGTTTTTAACGTTCCTAAGTCTCCGTAATCGAAGTCGGGAGTGGCGTACCTAGCCAAGATAGCAGTGCCATCGAAATCATTGCCAGAATCATGTACAAACACATAACCTGTATTATTCCCGTGATAATATTTTTCAACACCTGTACTATCGAACCCCGAACCTATTCCTGTTACTTCTAATCCTCTTGTTGTTGACCATTCAAATCCGTTTGGTCGTAATGTTCCTATAATTCCTCTTTGTGCACCTTGCACTGCATTGACATTACTGTAATATAATCTGTATTGTGACTTCTCTCTCATCACCAAACTGGTTATGGTATAGTCATTAATGTTTTGAGCAACCAATGTCAAGATAGGCTGTATAGCTTTTGACACGGTACCAAGCTCAACGTCACCAATCCTTGCGGTACCTGCAACGGTTCTTATACCATCCGGTGCAAGGAATACCAAGTCACCACCAATTTCTTGAATGCTGTGACCTGATAAACATCCAATGTTTTCAGCAATTGATACAATAGCTACGGTTTGAGAATCGTCAATGTTGATAAGCTTGTGAATACTATTCTCACAAAAAACTATCAAGTCTGCACGGAATCCTCTAATTCCTACTATCGTATCTGAAATAGTAATAGCTCCTGCACCAGCACCGCTAAAGTTATTAGGGTCATTATGTACACTGTAGTATACGGTAGTCTCATTATCCTCTACACCAGCTGCAATAAGATGGTGGTCATGTGAAGTAATATACTTTACTGTTGCATTGGCTCCGTTAGGGGCTATTTCTTTTGCATAAAATGTTCTAGTGTTTAAAGCTCCTGTTCCTTCCATTCTAAATGAAAAGATGTCTTCGGATTCATCGGCTATAAAAATTTCACCGTAATCCATTCCAGCACTTTCAAACAAAGCAAACTGAGCTTGTCCTTGCCCAGTTCTTGTAGCAACTGCTTGACCTGTAAAGGTTGTATAATTATCACCACCTACAGAAGAAATTCTATTTATTTGTAACCAAGTAATTCCATCTTGACTAAAATAAATTCCATTACCTCCAACTACTACTACACCATCAGCATAAGGTTTAGCACCATAAATAGTACTTGCACTTCCAGTAGGCTGTGTAGCACTACCTTCACCAAATTTAGTATAACCGCTGATACGTCTGTATCCACCTTTAATCGACACTTCAAAGTTTTGAAGCTCTGTTGCTACTCCGGGTCTACGTAACAAATCTAATTGGTTAGAAGCGGTTACTAGACCACCTTCACATGCAAGTGTAAACGGTTGTGAACGTGCCATAAATTATTTAAAAATATCTTCTATCGTCTGTCATAACTCTTGGAGTTGGATTCATAAGATTAGACTTCATATGTCTCATTGCT